CAATCAGCAGAGGACGGGGAGAAGTTTGAACTGGGGTCTCACGGCCCCATCCTTCTCGTCACGTTTGCCAACATGATGCACAGCATGGCCGATGATATTCAGGAAAACCTGAAGGATCTCGACCTTGCCATTTCGATCAAGGGGCATCAGAAGCCGTGAAGCTTGTTAGCCACCCCGCGATTGCCAAGATCACCGGTAGCAACGCCCCCATTGATTTGGAGGCGGAGCTATTCAAGGTCCGCAAGCGGAAGTGCGAAATGTCGCTCGCCTTTTTCATCAAAGAGGCGTGGTCGATCATCGAGCCGGGCCAGCCGTACATTCACGGCTGGCATATCGATTTCATCTGCGCCCACCTTGAAGCCATCACCCGTGGCGAGGTTCTTGAAGATGGCACGCCGTATAACCGGCTTTTGGTTAACGTTCCGCCCGGTACTATGAAATCTTTGCTCATTGGCGTGTTCTGGCCCGCTTGGGAGTGGGGCCCGCAAAACATGCCGCATATGCGGTATGTCTGCGCCTCGCACTCTCAGGATCTTGCGGTGCGCGACGGGCTGCGCATGCGGCGCCTGATCCAGTCCGAGTGGTATCAGAAGCGCTGGGGAGACCGGGTTCAACTGACCGGCGATCAGAACCAGAAGATCAAGTTTGAAAACACCGAAACCGGGTTCCGGCAGGCTGCTGCTGCTGGGTCGATTACGGGCTCGCGCGGCGATAGGGTGATCATCGACGATCCGCTGTCGGTGGACGACGCCGGGTCAGATGCCGTGCGCAACAGCACCAATACGTGGTTTCTGGAGGCGGTGCCAACCCGCCTGAACAACCCCAAGACATCGGCTATCATCGTGATCATGCAGCGCCTGCACGAGGAAGACGTGTCGGGTATCATCCTCGAAAAGCAGCTTGGATACGATCACATCATGCTGCCGATGCGCTACGATCCCAGCCGAGCCGCGCCCACGGCGTTGGGGTATGAGGATCCCCGCGAGATTGACGGGGAGCTTCTGTTCCCGCAGCGGTTCCCCGTCGAGGTGGTGGACCGCGACGAACGCGCCATGGGTCCATACGCGTGCAATCCGGGCGAGGCCCCGGTGCTCATGGCCGACCTGTCTTTGCGGCGGATTGATCAGGTGCGGGCCGGGGATAAAATTCTGGGCTGGGAGCGCGCTGATGGCCGTCGGTCCTCGATGGTAGAAACCACAATTAAGCAGGTCTTCAAGTACCATGCGCCTGTGGTGAAGATGACGTTGGATAGCGGTGAGGTTATTCGCTGCACTCCGGATCACGAATGGTGGCGCGCTCGATGGGAGAAAGGGCGGAAAGAGTATGGACCGGCAAGCGTCGGGACTGCGCTCGCGCGGGTCTGCCCGTCGAAGCTGTCGGAGCTATCTCAGGAAGAGCAGCGGTTGGCCGGTTGGCTGTCTGGCTTTTATGATGGGGAGGGGACGGTCAGCATTTGCAAGAAGAACGGCGCTGGAGACTATAAACCCAGTTACCAAATCCATTTCTATCAAGGCTCTGGCAGAAACCTCCCGCTTTGCGAAAAATTGGAGAGCGCGCTTACGCATTTTGGATTTAATTTTAGTTACTCTGAGGATGTGAGGAAGCCCAACAAGGACGCTCCTTGTTACGGTTACAGAAATTATACTTTGACATCAGGGCAGCAATCTTTAGGATTGGCTCAAAGGTTCTTGCACATCGTTCAGCCGACAAAGTGGCGTGATCGTATTGAAAAAATGGCCTTAGGCGCGAAGTTCGTTAAGAACTGGGAGAAAGTTGTCTCTATTGAACCCGATGGAGAAGAAGACGTTTACGCATTGGAGACCGGCACAGGTAATTATGTGGTATGGGGTCTGGCATCGTCGAACTCAGCCGGGCAATTCCAGCAGACCCCTGAACCGCGAGGCGGCGGCATCATCAAGCGCGAGTGGTGGCAGCTGTGGGAGCACGACGTGTTCCCGCCGATGGACTACATCATCGCCAGCCTCGACACCGCCTACACCGAGAAGACCGAGAACGACATGTCGGCGCTCACGGTCTGGGGCATATTTTCAAACGACATGATCGCCAAGCCCACCAAGATGGTTTCGCGCAACGGCACGCTCTACGAGGCCGCGATCAATGAGGGCCGGTTTTATGCAGAGCAGCACCCAAAGCTGGTGCTGATCAGTGCGTGGGCCGTGCGGCTGCCCTTGCACGAACTGGTGAGCAAGGTGGCGGCGACCTGCAAGTCCATGCGCGTGGATCTGCTGCTGATCGAGGCTAAGGCGTCTGGCATTTCGGTATCGCAGGAGCTTCGGCGCCTCTACGGCAACGAGGATTGGGGCGTGCAGATGATCAACCCCGGCGCGCAGGACAAGATGGCGCGGCTCTATTCCGTGCAGCACCTGTTCGCCGAGGGCATGGTCTACGCCCCGGATCGCGCGTGGGCAGATCAGGTGATCACCCAGTGCGCGCAGTTCCCCCGGGCAAAGCACGACGACATTGTGGACACTGTGAGCCAAGCACTGCGGCACCTGCGCACCGCCGGACTGCTGACCAGATCAGCCGAGCATTTGCAGCAGATCGAGGAGGGCTCCCGTGTGAAGAATACGCTCAAGCCCCTTTACGATGTGTGAGCGATGGCATAGGGTGATGGCTCAGCCGGTCACGTTGTGTGACCGGGTGGCTTCAAATTGTCTGTTTGGACAGTTTCGTCGTATCTCCCTCCTCCGACTGACTTGGCACGCCCCCGTGGCGTGCCTTTTTTATTTCTGGGGAACGTGTTATCGTTGCTCAAACTTCAGTCGGGAATGCAAACATGGCCTTGACCCCCGGTCTATCTCCGTCTCTGCGCCTCGTGGACCCCGAGAAGGACGAAACCATCCATGCTGGCGATACCGATATCGTTGTCGAGGATGCCGACGAGGGGTCTGACACGCCCGAATACGACGAAAAAGGCAACGTCCTGAGCATCGAGCACCCCGACGGCTCGATCACTGTGTCTCTTGACGGTCGCCCGGTCGAAGATGCGGCCAATGACGGCAGTCCTGAGGGCTGGTTCGACAATCTGGTCGACAAAATCGACGATATGGAGCTTGGGCGCATCGCCGATGACCTGCTTCGCGGCGTTGACGAAGACATTTCCAGTCGTAGCGCGTGGGTTGCTGAGCGCGCCAGCGGGCTGAGGCTCCTCGGGCTGCAGGTTGAGCTTCCCGGCGTGCAGGGCACGGCTGAGGGCGCCCCCGTTGAGGGCATGAGCCGCGTGCGGCACCCGATGCTGCTGGAGGCCGTGCTGCGCTTTCAGGCCAATGCCCGTTCCGAGCTTCTGCCGACCGATGGGCCGGTGAAAATCCGCGAGGACAACAACAATTCGAACCTGCAGTCCGACCAGCTTGCCAACGCGCTGGAACTGGACATGAACCACTACCTGACGTCGACGGCATCCGAGTACTACCCGGACACCGACCGCATGCTGTTCATGCTGGGCTTCGGCGGCAGCGCCTTCAAGAAGGTGTATTTTTGCCCGCTGCGGCAGCGCCCAGTGTCCGAAAGCGTCGATGCTGACGATCTGATCGTGAACAATGCCGCGACCGATTTGGGCAACGCCAAGCGCGTCACTCACAGGATCATGATGCGGTCGAGCGTCGTGCGCCGCATGCAGATCCTCGGCGTCTACAGGGACGAAGACCTGTCCACGCCCATGGAGCAGAAGCAGGACAGCGTCCGCGACGAGAAGAAAAGCATTCAGGGCATCATGCCCAACACCGTCCGCCCGGACGACCGTGACCGCGAGATCTACGAGATCTATACGGAACTCGACATCAAGGGCTTCGAACACAAGCGTAAGGGGAAGGTTACGGGTCTGGAGATCCCGTACCGCGTGACCATCGATCTGTCCTCGCGCAAGGTGCTGTCCGTCGTTCGGAACTATGACGAGGACACCAAGGATCTGCCGCAGGCGCGTCAGAATTTCGTTAACTACGTTTTCGTCCCCGGCCTTGGCTTCTACGGCATCGGGCTGCTGCACATCCTCGGCAATACCACCAACGCGGTGACCGCCGCTTGGCGCGAGATGTTGGACGCTGGCATGTTTGCCAGCTTCCCCGGCTTTCTCATGGCCGACACTGGCGCCCGCCAGAACACCAACATCTTCCGAATTCCGCCGGGAGGCGGGGCGCTAGTGAAGACAGGCGGCATGCCCATCGCGCAGGCGGTGATGGCTCTGCCGTACAAGGAGCCCAGCCCGGCGCTGATGCAGCTTGTCGAGAACATGGCGCAGACCGGCATGCGGCTGGGCGGCACGTCCGAAATGCAGGTTGGCGAGGGCCGCGCCGATGCTCCGGTGGGCACCACGCTGGCCATGATCGAGCAAGCCACCAAGGTGCTGAACTCGGTCCACAAGCGCATGCACGCCGCGCAGGCGCGTGAATTCAACATGCTTGTCGAGTGCTTCAAGGAAAACCCGGAGAGCTTCTGGCAGACCAATCGACGCCCAGCGTTCCCATGGGACCAGCAGGCGTTCCTGCAGGCTCTGGAATACGTGGACGGGCTGCTGGTGCCTCAGGCGGATCCCAACACCGCCAGCCACGCTCAGCGCGTCATGAAGATCATGGCGCTGAAGCAGCTGCAGGCGGCAAACCCGACCATGTACGACCCCATTGCTGTGGACCGGGCCGCTTTGCAGGCCATCGGCTGGAACAACCCAGAGCAGTTCATGGCGCCGCCCTCTGCTCAGGCCAAGCCCCCGCCGGAAATGCAGCAGGCCATGGCCAAGGCTCAGGTCGAGAAGCAGGACGCTGACACCAAGTCGTTTGCGGCCAAGTCCAAGGCGCAGACGGATATGATCCGGGCTCAGGCAGACATGGTGAAGGCTCAGCAGCAGCCCGCGCAGGGTGCCGGTCTGGCGCCGCCGCAGGATCCGTTTAAGGATCGCGAACTGGCGATGAAGGAACAGCAGCTGCAGTTCCAGCAGGCCCGTGCTGCGGCTGACGATCAGAACCGCGATTTGGACAGGCAGGCTGACATAACCTTGGAGAAGATGCGGCTTGAGGGTGACGCCATCAAGGCGTCGTCTGAGCAGGCCCATAAGCGCGGGCTGGCAGGCGATAAGATCTTGGCCGAGCATATCCGCCACGCCCACGAACTTACCGCTCGCACCTCTGGCGAGGGTACTGAGAGATGAAGAAGGTCGTCCGCAAGGCGCTGCTGACAGCAAAGGCGTATCGCCCCGGGAAGGCTGGCGGGGGCATGTTGATGCCGGGGCATCCGCAGCGCGAGGCGAACCGAGCGGCATTTATGGGGCAAAATCATCCAGACGTTCCCAAGGTTCTGTACCACGGCAGCAATAGCGCTTTCCCATCGTTTGATCGGGACGAGGTAAAGCATAACCAACTTGGGTTCCACGTTGGTAGCATCAATCAAGCTAACCATTTTGCCAGCGACCCCCGTGAAGAGGACTTTAATAGGTCGAAAAAGCCGAATGTGATGCCCGTTCACATCATGGCTAAAAACCCGTTACGCCTTAAGGATGAAGGCGAATGGAGCGCGGAGAATTTGCGGGATCAGCTTCTTGAGGCGGGAGCAAAGCACGAAGATGTTGCGCGCCTAATCAGCCTTGAACAGCAAGAAAGCATCACCCCAGCGGACATTGCCAACGTCATCAAATCCCTCGGGTACGACAGCGTTGTTTACCTAAACCGCAATGAGGGCGTCGACCAAAAAGATAAGGCTGAGTACGCCAAAAAGATGGCGGGCCAATGGTCTGACCCGAAGGGTGTGTCTTATAAAAGTATGTATAAACTGGACGATGACGAGTTCCGCCAGAACTTCCCGTCAGCCAGAGACAGCTACATTCTGTTCGATCCCTCACAGATCAAGTCCGCGACGGGCAATCAGGGCGCCTTCGACCCTAACGAGGATGACATCAACAAAGCCGCAGGCGGGCGCACGGGATACCGCGCAGGCGGGTACGCTGATCCTGAAACCAAAAACCTTCAAGACTGGCAGTGGCGCCCTCTCAGTGAGGTGCAGTCAAAACTTGGCGGTCTCAGCGAAATCCCGTCGCATGTCTTGAGCTTTGGTCAGTTCATGGACCATACAGCACAGCGCGCCGCGCGTGAGGGCCTAAGGCCTCGGGATTTGATCAAGGCCTACACGATCACGCGCGCGAGCATCCAGCGTCAGGCCATCAACTCGGACAAGCTGCGCGCTGCTGGCTTTGATCTGCCGCCCAACATCACAGGCAAGATCCGGCCCGAGGGTGCGTTTGGGGAGTGGCTGCACTCCCCGGCAGGGCAGTCCTATTTGGACGCCGCCGAAAAGGGGCAGCAGCACGAGGCTGCCATCCAGAACGCGGCTCAAGTGATGAAGCCGTTTGGTAAGGACAACGACCTGATCGACGCCCTGCGCTGGGCGGCGGGCAACTTGCCCGGCAAAGAGGGTGAGGTCTCGCAGCTGGTGGCCGCCGGGCGCGAAAAGGCAAGCACGCCGGATGAGTGGCGGGCGTTCACCAAGGGAATTCGCGGCATCGGGCCGTCCAAGAGCGGGTTTGTGGCATCCCTGATGGGTCGTGGAGACCAGCCAACGCTCGATGCCCGTCAGATCATCCTCCACACCGGCAATCCGGCCAAAGAGGCCTCAAGGTATGTTGCCCGGAAAGGTGGCGAGGGTGGCGTTGAGGCCGTAAACCGGCTTGCATCGCGTCAGGAGGCGATGAACCTGTCGCTTCCGGAGGAATTATCGCCCTATTACCAGCATTTGGCGCATCACGCGGTGTGGGATAAGGCCGGGGACGAGGAAACCACGCATCAGGACGTGATGCGGGCCATGCAGCATGCCGCAACCGGCGGTGAAATTGAGCCAAACCACGTTTCTGTTCATCCTTTGGCGCAGATTATGGCTGCTCTGGGCTTCCCGGGGCTCGAAACTGAGGCTCATAAAGCTGACGGGGGCGAGATTGACGACTGGCACAGCGTTCATGAGCGCGAGGCTCAGCACTTTGCCGACGGCGGCGTAGCAGGCGCCCCTCAGAAGACCGTTAAGGCCTACAAGCTGTTCAAAACCAAGAAGAGCGCCCCGGGGAAGCTGTTCCCCTTGTTTGTCGACGCCAATACGCCGGTCCCCGTGGGCCAGTGGGTTGACGCCAAGGCAGGAGAGCCGGGCAAGACGCCGGGCAAGGTAAAGTCCAAGCTGGGCGATCTCGCATTTCGCCCGGGCTGGCATGCCGGTGACCTACCCATCGCCACCCATATCGGCGGTCGGTCGAGTGATGAGCGGGGGGCACCGCCCGACTATCGCCCCGCCGATCAGGTTTGGGCGGAGGTC